TAGCAATTGACATTCTCATCTTCATATCAAACCCCTTATGCTTTACTCACATTCTGCACCAGTGATACGCCAGATACCTTCATCAGCGAACCACGTAATCATAACTTCCTTACCCGCTGAGACCTGCGTAGAGCCTGCCATCCAGTCGAGATCTGCATCTTCGTTTTCTGTAGTGTCCGAGCCATTACGCCAGATACTAATCGTGCCAGTAGCACCTACAGCTATGTCTGCATCAGCTTTGCCGATCTTGACAGTCTGCCCACCAGCTACTAGGACGATGAACCTATTGTATTCGAGAGAGTACGAAAGCAGATGCTCGCCCGATGGGATAGCTTCGCCTGAAGTGTTATACACCTCGATCTCATAGGCATCTTCATCCTTCTGTACCTCTAGCTCGCCATTGATGTGTGCCGTAGACGCACTAACTCCGTAGTAGGCATAAGCAGTACCACTAGACATAGTTATGACCTCAGAGGCTTCACTGGTTGCGTCTATGGTGGAGTCTACTTTAGCGAGGAAGCTAGTAGGCCGCTGGTTCATGTCGATAGCTAGGTAGAGAGTTTTGTCAGCTTCAAAAACACCTACTTTGGAGGCATCATACCAGCTAAGGATCTTAAAGTGTCCTACAGGAGCTATCGGCCTCAGATCTGTGCTAAGTGTCTCGTCGGGAACCATGTAGTAAGAAGAGTCGAAGCTGCCTTCTCGTATTTCTTCCTGTTTGTCGTAGTATAGCTCAAGAGCTTCTACAGCTACTAAAGCTATTCCAGATACGACGATACGACCGCCGAATCCAGAGGTACAGCCTTCACCGATAGTAAAGCCATAGTTGCCGTGACGTTCGCCGTCTGTTTGGTTATCTACAGGCTCTACGATGTACGAAGGAGGCCCATCCAGCACGTTAACATAGTTTACGGTAGATACTATTCTTACGGGCTGGAACGGGGCTATGTCATCTACATCTTCTTTAAGAACCGCACTAGCTATCACAGACTGACTCAATAGAGGAGGTAGAATCCCGTTAGTGGCTCCTCCATTATAAAAATCTCTGTGCATGTCAAGAAGGCCATTCCATTGAGAAGCAGATATACCTCTGCCACTGTTAGGAGATGCTTTCTGATAGTTCATCTGTCCCATAGTTTCACCCCTTTAGAGTTACGATGTTGGTATTCCGACCATGCCTAGTTCATTAAAGTCTGTTTGATAATAGATGTTATGGCAGATTACTTCAGTTAGATTACGTACTGTCTTATCGTAGCCGTCTGAGCTTGTCTGTTTCACTTCCTCATATCTAGCATCTACAACCATCCAAGGGTTCGCTTTAGTTATCTCAACGCTTTTAAGCCCGCCTTCATCGTAGTACGAGAAAGGTACGGGGTTGTCTTTGGTTGGAGTACGGTATTCGAAGTTATAGGTTACATCCCAGTTATCATCACTTCGTTGAGATAGCTCCATCCCCGTGAACATCGTGGTATTCCTATCTAACCCATTCCATTCAGCGTCATTAGTGTGCCATAGCTGGCCGAATCTAGCTCTCTGCCACTCAGGAGTAGCCACTGAGTACGAGACGACAGTCTTGGCTGTTATAGATACAATAGGTACGTTATACTCTATACCCTCTGGAGGTAGCATAGGGCTTTGCTGATTGATCGCATAAGCACCCCAGAATTCCGTGGGCCATATGTAACCGCCATTACCATCTTCAATCTTAAGTCTACTGCGGGCGCCTATACTGAACTGCCTAACTTCACTCATGGTATTGAACGAGACTGTGAGGCTAGTATTGTCTTCAGGCTCTTGAGGATCTTTAGCTGTGTTAGTGCTTCCACCACCACCCCCTCCCCCTGCTGCTATATCAGGAGTCTTCCAAGTGACTTTACCTTCGTACAATGTCTTGTCGGGATCTGAGAATATAGGCGTAACCTCGTACTCAGGCTGAACACAGAGATACGTAGCTACATCAATGTCAGTAGGTACGTATTTCCCTAACGCTAGTATAGCGTCCTGAGTGTCTGCATAGTCGAACATGTGGTATGTACGACTAGTTGTCGCACTCTTAGCGTTCCAGTTCATAGTTCTGGAGTCTTGCTTCTCTTCTATATAAGCCATATCTTGATCCCCTTGTTAGGTGTAGTTAGTTTAAGTTAAGTGAAAGCCTAAGCCATCCAGATACCTTTATTCGGTCTGTCCTTCTTTAGTTCCTTCTCGATACGTACGAGCGTACCAAGCTGGTCTTTCATGATCTGGTTCATGCCTTTGGATAGATTAGCAGACACCTCAGCCGCAGATCTGCCAGTAGTAGCACCAGTAGTAGTTAGAGTGTCAAAGGTGATCTTCTCAAACTCCTTCTTACGCTTCTCTGCCATCTCTTTCTCGAACTTCTCTTGGTCTGCATTAGATGACTGAGGGAACGCATCATATTCACTACCTGCTGCAATATAATCCGCAGCTAGCTGCTCAAACCTAGTCCTATCTGCTGCGTCCGCGAGATCTTCCGTAGCTTCTTTGGTTTTCTCTAAGTAAGCTATTAGCTGCTCTAAGTTCTCTATCTCTTTATTTAGCTCTCCCGAAGGCTGGTATAGATTAAGATCGTCCTTCCTCCATTTCTCCAGCATCGCCTTAATCTCATCTTTACTTGTGATATTCTTATACCTACGCAGCCAAATAATGGCCCCAGAAGTATCCCCCCGCAACGCCGATGATATTCCCTGACCTGCTGCTACAGCACTCTTTACGAGGGTCTGTATCTCCCACGATAAAGTTCGAAAGTAACTTCTGATCGTACCAAACCACATTCGCCACCCTTTGCCTAGCATGTCATCCAAAGCTATAAAAAGTGCTTTCTTCAGACTAAGCGTCAGCATTTTCCAAGCAACTTCGAACTCTTTGATTCGGGCTGCTCTGAGAGCATAGCCAAAACCCTCATTCATTGCGGAATACATCTCGTCTAATAATGACGTGACGTTTTTTATCGCATTACTCCAGTCATAAAAGCTGGCTAAGGTAGCGGTAACTATGGCAAGTACTGCCGTGACTCCGATAACTATAAGCCCTATAGGGGTTACGATAAAAGTGATAGCAGTTACTAAACCACTTATGATAGAGGCTACTGCCGCAAACGTACTAGCTAGAACTGTAGTCACGCCTGCGAAGACTAACAAAGATACAGCACCCCCAGCGAGTCCGAGGAAGACAGCAGCTATAACGCCGCCTATCCAGTTGAATCCTGCTATTATATCTGTAACGACGATAGCCCATTGAGACAAGGTTTTAGCTACCATGTCTACGTAAGGTATGATAGCGTTACCAATCGTAACAGCGAGAGCGTCAAAGGCTGAGACAAGTCGGTATAGAGTTCCACCGATTCCAGCGTCCATCGTCAGAGCGACCTTCTTAGTTAGGCCATCAATGTTTGACATATCGTCTATCATCTTCTGCATAGCTACATGGCTGTCTGCTCCAACAATAGCACCCTTAATACCCAGCCGCCCGAATAGATCCTGCATGGCTGCGGCTTTCTCAAGACCTCCCATGCCTTCCATTGCTTTGGACACTTGAGCGAAGATCTGAGGAAGCTGTCTCAAGTTACCTATCGAGTTTGTGAGCTTGATAAAAGAGCCATTCACTTCAAGGACTCCACCGTCCATCTCTGCCATTCTACGATAGATAGCGTTCAAGGCAGTACCAGCTTTAGATCCTGTGATACCTACGTTTCCGAGGAAGGCTAAGGCTGTGACGGTAGTGTCAATGCTTTGATTATAGTCTTTCGAGATCTTACTAGCATACTCCATAGACTCGCCAAGCTGAGTAATGTTAACTTGAGCGTTGATGGTAGCGTAGGTTAGTGAGTCTGTGATCTTTCGTATGTTTTCAAGGTTGTGATCTAACCCGTAAGCGTTAGCGGTTCTAGTTGCAATAGCAGAGGCTTCGTCTAGCGAAACCCCTGTGGCAGTTGCGAAATCTAGCATAGCCCCCGACATCTGCTTAATACCATTAACACCAACACCTGCCTGTGCCATAGTAGCCATCAAAGATGAAACCTGTCCGATTGTGTATCGAGTCGAGCCGCCAAGTCTGATAGCTTCTTCTGTAAGCATCTTCAAACCTTCAGGCTTTATGCCTGTAATACGGGCTTGAACTTTACGCATGTTGTTATCTAGCTCTACAGCACTCTTGCCTGCTTTGTAGAGACCTGTACCTAGTACCATCGCAGCGGCTCCCATAGCCATACCTGCACGCCTTGCCCGTGTAGCCATTCGATCTAGTCTAGCAGAGACTTTACGAAGTGCTGGAGACATCTTGTCTGTGAGCGATAGTATTACGTTAGCTCTTGTGGATGGATTCATGGGGTTAGCCCTTTGTGTTCAGGTTGGCGAATAGGTATCGGAATCTCTTTTTAGTCTTCTCTTCCGGAGCTTTTAAGAAGTCTCTTTTTCGGTAGTGGCACTTCTTGAATGTCATGGGCCACTTAATTTGGCCTCTAATAGACTTACCTGCGAAGTTGGAGCCATCTTGCTTATCCATAGAACGAAGATGCTCAATGTCCATAGGTAGCTTAACTTGCTTGTTGTTGCCGCCCATAGCGTGAACTTTATCCCCGTCGAACTTAGTGTTCTTTCCATACTTCACATTCATATCAGGCCCGATCCGAAACTCGAATCGTTTGACCTGCTTGAATGTGACGTACTGAAGACCTGCTTTACCTTTAGCACGCTTCTTAGGTGCTTTAGGTGGTGTAGATGGCGGGAATGATGCCCAGCTATAGCCTTTGTAGCCAGTCTTAGGCCGTCTAGCTCTAGCCATGCCGTTCTTCATGTCCTTACGACAGAAGCCAGCAGCTTTGAACATTCGACGCTCAGTTTCTTTGAGCATCCTCGCACTTTCGTTCTTTAGCCAAGAAGAGAAGGACTGATTGCCTGTGTAGCTACCAACTCTTAATTTCATCTTAAACAAGCTAGGCATAATAGACCTCAAAAGTGTTTCTTCATTGACCGCAGCTTATCACTGGTTAGATCAGACTTGTTATCCTGATAGAACTTATGGAACTGCTTAACTGTTACGTTCTTAGCCCCCTTCATCGACGCATATAGAGCTAGATGATACGAAAGCCTATCCCATCTTTCATGCTCGCAAGAATCTCGCATAAGCACAAGTTGGTGGAAAGACAGCGAGTGGGGTAGAATCCCTAATATCCCTGCTGACTCCCACACGAACTTATACATTCGGATGCTTATTGCTTCTTGCTCAGCTTTAGTAACTCTTCGTCGATCCTTGGGATCATGTTCTCCCTCAGTTCCATCTCTTCCTTCTCGATCAACAGAATCGCTCTCTCCATGCCCACGTTCACCGAGTCCACTATCAGTCGAAGTGCCTTCCTCTTGTGGGCAGGTAAAAAAAGCACGATGCCCTCGATCAGTGCTGAGGTAGCTTCTGCCACCACTTCACCATCAAAGCCTTCATACATCTGGTCGAGTGTCATCCCTCGTGCTTCTCTTTCTGAGTCTAGGATGATGTCGATCATGCTCAGGAGGATCTCAATGTTGTCATGAGAAGCCAGCTTAGTCATCCAGTTGTCATCGCTATTGAACGATTCTGTGATGTCAATGCCTAGCTTAGATTTCATAGCCAAGTAGTGGCCGATATTGATACTGAGAGTCCAAAGGTTACCTTTAGAGTCTTTGAATTGTGTAGCTTCCATCATAATGCCCCTTATGAGTTTATAGTTCCATGTTAAGATCGTCTTCGATCTCAATCATTGTTTCTTCTTGAATTGGTTTAGGCTGGATCATGTCTCTGATCTCGCCGACTGTGCAACGTACTTCTAAGCCCAACTCTTCAGCGATCTCAGGATTGAGACTAACCATCTGGTTGTCGCTAAGGTTAAGCATCCACTCTAGATTCTTCATAGTAGTTTCCTTAAAAAAGAGGGGGCTACGAATTGTAACCCCCTAAGCATCTATTACGACTACGCCCAGATAGGTGCTCCACCTGCTCCGGTTCCGGTTTGTCGGACGGGGCAGAAAGAGAGACTGATGGTCATTCCATCAGTAAGAGGCTGAGCAATGTCGGATTGAAAGCATTGGCCGGTGAAGTAAAGACCTTCACTGCCAGTGCTGTGCAATGCGGCAATCGTCATAACGTCGCGATCCAAGCACTTCTCGATGAAGACTTTGGATGCAGCGTTGTAAGTGAGAGTTGCTGTTACTTCGACTTCAATCATCGAAGGGCAGTAACGCTTGAACTGGCTACGACGATCAGTAACTTCTGTTTTATCAACAGAGATAGTTACGTTAACGTCACGGGCAGTGTCAATGTCTGCAAGTCCAGCAACGCCAGAAGGATCAGCAGCAACGGAAGCTGACCACTGTAGGAGGCCGTTAAAGCCAACTTGTGCAGTTTCTAAAGGCATCTAAGTATCTCCTAGCTAAGTGTTGACCATGCAGGAACGGAACCGCTAGAAGCAGGTGCGAATGAAACAGAGTAAGTCTGTCCATCAGCAAGAGGCTGAGCGATGTCGTTCGAGAATACGTATGCGTCGAAAGCAATTCCTTCTGACGAAGCAGAAAGGGCAGCATCAAAGACACCGACGACAAGTCGGGTTCGAGCAATACAAGCAGTACGGATAGTAGATTGAGTAGCGTCATTGCTATCGTAGGTAAGTGTGGCTGTGATTTCACAGTCTAGTCCACCAGCTACGTAGTTCTTGAACGCACTTGTTCTATCAGATACGTCTGCTTTGTCCGAGCTGATCGAGACGTTAATGTCGCGAGCAGAAGGGACTTCTGTGTAAGAGGCTACTAAGGCAATGTCAGCGTCAGCGGAACCTATGCCCAAGCTACCATCAAATCCAGTACATGACATAATTAAGTCCTGTTCTTATAGAAACGGTAATTGAAATTGGAAATGGCGAACATGACACCAGCTTCGTCAACCTGATCGGGATCGAACAGATTGTCCATCTCGAAAGGTGGCACTAAGCAGAAGGTTCCATCAGCAGTAGTTAGCTGGCGGTTCGACTTGAGGCAGATCCAGTCTTGGATGTCCTCAGCCATGTTCAACCCGTCATCGAGATCAGAGTCAGAGCCAATCGGGTAGCTAAGGCCAACACCGATAGTATACTGAATGAACTCGTTCGATCTATCTTGCTCTACAGACACTTTGCCTTGTAGTGCTACTTTGATCTGAGGCGTTAAGTCCTCTCGTTTGATCCTCGGAACTAACTGTCTTACAACAGTAGCGGTTCCGAAGGTTGTCTCGTTTAACTTCGCAGTTACAGCGTCAGTTAGGTTTACGGCTACTCCCATGTTATATCTCCTTGGTGTGGACTCGATAAACAGTTAAGTTAGCATCCTCTTTAGAGAACACATCATCAGCACCATCTTGGGTGACCTGATACTGCTTTACGACTCCGTTAATTACTTCGGTGATAATGTCATAACGAGCAGGCTCGACGGGTTCGCCGCCGATGTTGTAAGCCGAGATGTCAATAAGATAATCTCTGTTCTTACTAAATAACGTAGACCCATCTGCTTGGAAGGTTGACGATCCAGAGAATCCGACGGTAGCCATAAAAGGAGCCGAAGTGTTTAAGCCTCGGCTCACAGTTATGGATACGCCTCGAATCTTCTTATGGGCAACCCTGCTCGCTAGATAGGCTCTATAAGCTGGGTTACTCATTGAACTAGCTCTTGACTGCTTCAGTGTGAGTGATAGCGTCAGTTGTGATAACTGGAACGCCAGCAACGTTGTCAACCAAAGGAGCAGGAGCACCAGTTGCGTTGGTTGCTGTTCGTGAAGCACGAAGATCGAACTGTGACTTACGGTTCATGATGCACAAGTCAGGAGCGTGTCCAGCTGGGAATCGCTCAAGAGCTTGGTAGATCAAGTCGTCTGTAAGGCCGTTAGAAGCGTCTAGGTTGACGATTCGAACGATGCTGAAAAGGCTACCAAAGAAGCCACCGACCCACATGCACCCAGGGGTGTAGTATGCAGGGTAGTTCTTGCCAGATCCGTCGATGAAGTTCTGAACTTCAGTTTGTCCGAGTTGAACAGCTTGCTCTCCGTTGAAGACCAATCCGCACTCAGCCGAGTTACGACGAAGCATGTAAACAGAAGAAGTTGCACCAACAGCCGAACCACCAGCGTCTACTACCATTTCGTCGCTAAGACCGTCTAGGTTAGCACTGTCTGCAAGACCTTCGAATCCACCAGCGTTGAAGCCAGTTCCGTTGATCCACTGGTTCTCTAAATTGAACAAAGCAGATTGAACGTGACGAAGACCTTCACGAGCGATGTACTGCTCACGTCCACCAGCCAAGCGGCTAGAATCAGCAACAGCTTTATCAACGGCCCAAGACCAATCGAGGATCTTAAGGTCGATGCTGTCAATTCGATCTACAGAGTGATCGAAGTCACGTCCAGCGTTCTCGGTGCGGAATCCAGTAACAGGAAGCTGAGTCATAACGCTTTGCTTATGAACGATTCCGTTAGAAGCAGGAATCGCAGGAAGAGAAGCGATAACAGGAGCAGCAGCACGAACTTCCGAAGTCTCTTGTCCAGAAAGATCGTAAGCGTCTGCAACCATGTCAGCTACGGTTAAAAAATCATTTGCCATCAGTAGTGTTCCTTAAATAGGAGTTAGAAAAATGCCCCACACGGAAGGGGGCGAAAAGTGAAATAGGGTTACTTGATTGTTACTTTGAATCCGTTACCTTTTGACTCAACAGCTTCGCCGTTGTTACCAGAAAGTGGTTGATCCTCAGTCTGCTCTGAAAGTTCGATCTGAGCTTTAAGGCTTTCGATCTGCTCTTTCTGAGACTTGATGTACTCTGCTTGTGCGGCTTGGAAATCCATGCCATTCATGAAGAAGTCTAGTCCAGCTTCTTTGCCGAAGTTCTCGATGTACTGACCGAGTTCTTCTTTCGAGAAGTGACCTTTTTCTACTGGAGACTCAGCAGCAGGTGAGCCACCGTCTACAATGTCTTCAACTTCATCAACTTCAGGAGCTTCTTCAACTTCAGGAGCTTCTTCAACTTCTGGAGCTTCTT